GTCGTTCGTTGGTTTGGTAAGGAACTTAAAGATATTGGCATCGCAGAGTTAATTCGCTGGGTTGGCCAAGATTCTAAGAAGTTTTACGAAACTCAGAAACAATTTGTGGCTGATAGTAATGATCTAGCTGGAAAGTTAGAATACTGTCCCGTTTGTAATCATCCCATACCAGATGTATGTGAATGTAAAAACGAGACTCCTAACTATCTCTCTCCTTTAGATGATCGCTGTACAGCAGGATATTGTACCCGCTGTGAAGCTCATCATACTGTAGAGGCAATTGCCCAAGTTCAATCATTTACACTTGATGATGATGATGATATAGAACTTGCCGAACTTATGGATAATCAATTAGGTGAAAAACTTGTTGGTGCACTTTACCCCAGATATCGTAAATGGGATAAGAAAGTGAGACCACGTTTTGCCTATTGGACTAACCATATTGAGGAAACTACAACTAAGATGTTATTGAAGAGACTTGATTGGCTCGAAACATCTCGTTGGGTAGTTTGGACAAATTACATTCCAACAGAGTGGTTGGAAAAGAAAGGTATGAAAAACATTGTTTGGTTTACCAGGGAAGAAGAGATTCGTAAGCGCATTCGTAGCGCTTATTTGAATCATTTTCTTTTTTGCCTGTGTACTCTTTGGCAGTGTTGGCGTATACATTCCTATTTTATCGTTCTTTTAGCGTTTCCTTTAGCCGGTATTGCCGGTGTAGTGAATCACGAAAAAGAGCGTTTGTACCAAGAGATAGCTTGTGATAATAAAGCAATGCCAGAAGTCTTTAAACTTTATCGTGATAGACACGTTAAGTGGATTACTGGTTGTTGCTCTGTTGTCGCTTGTTGCTACATTGTTGCACAAATTTGGAAAGTAATTAAGGTTATACCCACTTCACAAGGTAATTTAGCACCGTCCTCTAACACAGAAATTGTGGAAAGAGATGCGGAAGTTAATCCTTGGGCTGGTGTTGTTGTATCCGAAATGCCATGTACAAGTAAAGCAAAGACAACTACTCCTGAACAATTGGAGAAGTTAGTCAATGCCAATCTTTGTCACATGACAATTCGAGTTGACTCACCAGAGAAGCAAGGTACATACTTTTGTGACGCCTTTTTTCCTAAATCTAATGTAGCTATTGTTCCACAACATATGTGGTTAGCTGATGACATGAAAGCAAACTTTGTTCGCCATGATCCAGGTAAAATTGGAGGTAACTTTGAGTGTTTTTTGTATCGGAAAAATAGTGTAGACATACCTAACACCGATTTATCTTTGGTTTGGGTTCCAAATGGAGGAGATTGGAAAGATTTGACAGCTTATTTACCACTAGCAAGATTCGCTAGTGTACCAGCTCGTTTGACTTACAAGAAAAATGATGGATCCATTATTGGGTCCAAACTTTTTATGGAAGTTGACGAGATTGTAACTAAGGCTGCAGATTTTCATGGTGCCAAGTATGATCTTAGGTTTGAAACCTTTTCAGGGTTATGCATGGCCACTTTAATCACGGAGACCAAAGGTCCTCTTATAGGTGGTTTTCACCTGGGAGGAAGAGAAGGTCAAATTCATGGTTGTAGTGGATTGCTATTGAAGAGTGAATTTGATGCTGCTTTTGAACGTTTGCAAACAAAATCATGGGTTGTATTATCTAAAAGTTCGGGAGAAATCCCAAAAGAACTTTATAGTGTGCAGTTTTATGATAATGCAGATATTCATTACAAAAGCCCTATTAACTTTTTACCGGAAGGAACTAATTGTAAGTTCTATGGTCAAGTTAAAGGAAGAGCAACTTATCACTCTAACGTGGAGGAATCGTTTATTTCCTCACAAGTTGAAGAGGTTTGTGGTGTACCCCAGAAATGGGGAGGACCAAAGTTTCGGACAGGATGGCCTTGGCAGGCATCTTTACAGCATTCAGCAAAACCCTCTTGTGGTATAGAGGGTTCTTTGCTTGAACGAGCTTGTGAAGATTACATTCAACCAATCTTAGAGGGATTGGATAGTTTGACATCATTAAAGAAATTAGTAAAACCTTTAAGCAGGATGGAGACAGTTTGTGGAATCGATGGAGTTCGATTCATAGACAAAATGGCTCCTGGCACTTCAATTGGATTTCCTCTTTCTGGAGCAAAATCAAATTATATTGAACCTTTGGACCCTAAAGACTATCCAACCCATCAATGCCCCGCAAAGTTAGATGAAATATTCTGGAAACATGCGGAAGATATGGAAGAACTTTATCTCAAGGGAGAGAGAGCCTATCCAATATTTAAGGCATGTTTGAAAGATGAGCCGACAAAATTGACTAAGGACAAGGTTAGGGTATTTCAAGGAGCACCAGTAGCTTTACAACTACTAGTGCGCCAGTATTTTTTACCCATAGCCCGTGCTATGTCAATGATGCCTCTTACATCTGAGTGTGCAGTTGGCGTGAATGCCCAAGGTCCCGAATGGGATCAATTGGCCAATCATGTCAAGAAATTCGGAGAAGACCGTATTTTAGCTGGAGATTACAGCAAATATGATCTACGAATGCCCGCTCAATTGATGTTCGCATCTTTTCGTATCATGATGGATATAGGCAAACACTGTGGATATTCCGACCGTGACTTAAAAATCATGGAAGGAACGGCTACAGATATTTGTTATCCATTGATGGCTTACAATGGAGATTTGATTCAATTATTAGGATCTAATCCCTCAGGACAGCCATTAACGGTCTATATCAATGATACCGGAAATTCTTTGTTGCTTCGCTGCGCATACTTCTCAATTTATAAGGATCGAAAGACCTTACCAAAATTTAGAGATGTATGTGCTTTGATCACATATGGAGATGACGCAAAAGGTTCCGTTAAGGAAGGTTATGATGAATACAATCATATTTCCGTTGCAAAGTTCTTAGAACAGCACGATATGAAATTTACCATGCCGGACAAGGAATCTGAGCCAACACCTTATATGATGGATGTGGAAGCAGATTTCCTGAAACGGAAAAACGTCTATTGTGAAGACACAGGGTTGATTATGGGAGCACTCGATGAAGAATCTATCTTCAAGAGTCTCCATGCAACACTTAAGTCAAAAGCACTCACTAAAGAGCAACAATCAATGCAGAACATTGATGGAGCTCTTCGAGAGTGGTTTGCACATGGACGTGATGTTTATGAAGCTCGACGCGAACAAATGCAGCAGGTTGCCCGGCTAGCAGATATCGCTCACGGTTGCACTGTCATTCATGAAACATATGATGACAGATTAGCGGTTTGGAAAAAACGCTATGCTCCGGAAGAAACAAAATAAACAAATAAACAAAATAACAGTCTTGGGAAGACTATTTTTAAAAGCATCCCTCTAGGCGTAACCCACCACGTCTATTTCAAATAACCAAAAGGAGGCTCTTTGTATTGGATGACCGTGTTTGTCCAACTAGTTAGTCATAGGACATGCATAGGCTTGCAGAGAGAGGCACTTTCCCCGTAAAGTACCCCTATTTAGGGGAGTAATCGCCATACAAAAGATTAACAAACGCATTGTAGAATAAGTCTTCTACTTTAGCGTCCATTTTGACTTACTAGTATGAATAATAATTACGATAGATTTAATGTATCTATAAATGAGGAAAGCTTGGAATCCCAGCACCAGAACGTTCACTTTAGTGATCAGACACCTCAATGGGATTACACTGTGGATAGTATGCCCGACTCCACTTTTAACATTGCAGATTCAGACGACGCAGATCTTGGGAATTTCTTTTCCCGACCTGTAAAAGTCCGTTCCTTCAATTGGGGCACAGGAACTAACATATACGAGGATTTCAATCCTTGGAAGGATTTCTTTGAGAATCCCAGAGTGTTGAACAGATTAACGAACTTCAATCTTTTACGTTGTAAATTGAAAGTGAGAATCGTATTGAATGGTAATGGATTTCATTATGGGCGAGCAATCGCTTCATATATTCCACTACACAATCATGACGCGTTCACAGTTGATCGTGCATTCTTTATCCAAGACATTGTAGGCGCCAGTCAGCGTCCGCATGTGTATTTAGATCCAACCACCAGTCAAGGTGGCACCTTAACTCTTCCATTCTTTTGGTATGCGAATGCTCTTAGTATTCCCAATCAAGAGTGGAGAGATATGGGTGAGATCGTTATCCATGGTATGCAAAACTTAAAGCATGCAAATGGAGCTACTGATCAAGTTACCGTATCCGTCTTCGTATGGGCTGAAGACGTGTCACTATCCATTCCTACAGCAAATGAGCCAGGGGCTCTAGTGCCGCAGATGGGAGAAGTGTACACACCACAATCCAACGACGAATATGGTACAGGTCCAGTATCGCGACCAGCAGGCATTGTAGCCAGAGCCGCAGGGGCTCTGTCCAATGTCCCAGTGATAGGTGCTTACGCACGCGCCACTGAAATGGCAGCGAACGCTGTATCGAGTATTGCTACTCTGTTTGGTTATTCAAGACCAATAGAGCTTGCACCGATAGTACCGTATAAGCCAACATTATTAGGAAATATGGCTAATACTAACGTTCCCGACACATCCCAAAAGTTAACTCTGGATGTAAAACAAGAGCTTACCGTAGATCCACGTGTGATGGGTCTAGGTTCAACTGATGAGATGACAATCAAGTCAATAGCTCAAAGAGAATCTTTCTTAACACAGTTTGGATGGGCAGTTTCCGATTCGTCAGAGACATTACTATGGAACTCTGAAGTTTCACCCGTCCTATGGAACGTGTTAGCAGGGGTTGACGACGAGGTACACATGCCCGCATGTTGTTTTGCAACTCTTCCGTTTAAGAGATGGAGAGGTTCAATGAAGTTTCGTTTTCAAATCGTTGCATCGTCTTTTCACAAAGGACGTCTTAAGATTACTTACGATCCTTCATACCCTCTTACGAACGAATATAATACGAATTATACGTATATTATCGATCTTGCAAAAGAACGCGA